CATACGGAGCCCAGGGGAACTTATCAGAAGCACCATAGCCATCAATAATAGAGGGATTACTGAACTCTTCTGTCGATAATCTATGGTAAAAGCCTTTTATAACTGATTCAAGAGATTTGTCCATTTTGACATAATTCCTTTGCGTCTAAATGTGTTGTGAGTCTTCATTTCAGCAGATATCTTCTTATGGTCATCATTAGCAAGCATTTGAGATAACCGCACCAGAGAGGGAAACTTTCTTACATGCTGCATATTTGCCCCATAGTAATCAGAGTACTTTGCAACCGCTCTGAAATTAATCGGAGTTCTAGGGCTCCAATGCAACTGGCGAAGAGCACGACCTTCCTTTGTGAACTGTCGTAGCAAGCTCTCTTCCGGAACGTATAATGGAATATTTGCGGTGTACTGCTCAAAGATGCTCATTGTACTGACCTGATACGGGAAATGAACAATAGCCTTAAACTTTGCAAGATCATCATACTTATATATTCCAAGGTTTTCTTTTTCGACACACCCAGGAAGTTTTATTCCCCGAGAAGAATATAGCAGAGCCTCATCACGTTCGCCAGAATACTGCATTTTGGTATATTCACACAGAGAAGGTATGTGCTCTGAGTAGCAGCCGGTATTTTTTTCTAGCCACCACTGGTCAAACTTGTTGTTGCAGACAATCTGAAGCTGATTGCATGACTGCATGTTTTTAATCCAATCATTCCACTGGTGCATTTTTTTCATGTCGTCTGCCCACGGATAATCATACCGAATCGGGATATTCATAATGATAGGCTTGCCGAATTTTTCATACAATGGAGCGAATGCAGGGGGATAATTTACGATAAATCCATCATACTTGCCCATCATCCAGCTATACTTTTCAAAAAACTGTTTTTTTACTGGTTCCGTCAACACCTCGCCAAGAGAGAAGCTGAAGTCCCATTGCTTCTTTTCTTCTCCAATTAGATGAGCATGTCCGGACAGACACAGGGTGTCAACTTCGTGCCCTAGCTCTTCAAAGATTGCCCTTGTATCCTGCATAGTGGCAATGTGCATGTCTGCCAAAAAAAACTTCATTACATCCCCTTTATATGATTATTTAATAGAACGTACTGAAAACGTGCGAAGTGAGCATACCTTACAGTGACCAGAAGATAACCATATTTCTGGATGCAAGCCCTTGTATGGTCAAGTGATTTTTTCAGCTCTCATTTCGCACTTTCTTTGCCTGCTGGTGGATGTGTTTCCGATTCTGCATTATACCGAGTTTTGCGGCCATACCAAGTCTCACGCATATTTACTGAACGGTTAAACGCATATAGGCAAGCTGACAAATAGTCCACCAGAATAAAGTCTGGCGTATCGGATTCATTTTCTGCACAATGACGATTTATTAAACCTTCTAATTCTTTCTGCAATGACATAGCAAAACTCCTATAAGTTCAAAGAGGAAACATTTACACCAACGTTCTCACGCACAGCCGTCTGTTTCAATTGCGGCTTGTGTGTGTTGTAAGATGTATGAAATTTCCTCCTTAATGTTGAGTGCGTTTGCAATTTCGGTCGAATCAGAAACGTGCATACCATTACAAACCGTTCTGCCAATTGATGTATCGTAAACTGCTGAACGCTCGTTGGGTAATTCGTGAACTACATATCGGTATTTATTGACCATTTTGAGTACTCCTATAATAAAAATGAAATTTCATATTTCTTACAACGTTCTGCCCAATGTATGCAGTACTTGCTATTGAATACTTGGGTTGTTGTACGATGTAAAAAAGTGTCTCCGCAAGTACTGCCGCTGAAGCTCGAAACAGCTTTACTTTGTTTTGTCTAGGCGGGGACAAAGCTATAACCCTTGACTGGCTTTTTGATATACAATACGGAAACACTTTTTTATTTTGTACAACGTATTGCAAAATGTATGCTGTGCCTAAAGTTCACTATTGCAATCGTTACAGATATCTGGTTTACCCAAACCGCCTGAACGTGTATTTTCGTGATTGCATGGCATACTTTTGCTGTTGTTTGTTGTTTCGGTTTCTTCCGCATTACCCAGCAGCACGGCAAACCTGCGATAAGAGACATCACGTTTAAATATGCGCTCCCACAACTCAATTTCACGGTTAAAACGCTCCCATTGTTCGGGTGGCAAATATTCTGCAAACGTCTCCTTGTTTCTTGGGAGCGCCAACGTTGCAAGCATTTGACCGCACAACGCAGATGCACGAATATAATCACGCTCCATTTGTTCAACAACCTTTGATACAACCATAATATTCCTTTCCAGTAGTGCTGCCTACAAATCCAAAGAAACCGAAATTGCAAACAACGGAATAGTAAGCCGACGTGCTCCTGCGTGTGCGAAGCGAACGGCTTACGGTTGTTGTGCGTCGAACCCGTTTCCCTCCAAGGTATTCCCGCGAAACCTTTCCACCAAACCCCGCAAATGGGGAGACATTTCGCATTCGGCAAGAGGCACCTGTATCCCCTTATCACACCACCGGCAATTACAATCCATGTGGGTGCCACCACCATAACCTTTTTCGGTCGCTGACAACTCGTGGCCGGTGAGAAATCCACATAGAGCAGTAATGCTACGATACAGCAATCCATTTCGATTCCGGCGACCGGGAACCAGCCACCACGTCTGGGGATACAGGTGCCGAGACTCGCGCCAGTTCGAATGGTGCAATCGAGCTAAATGTGGCAACAGTTGTCTAATTAGGTTTCGCATATAATCTCCAAAGGAAAGGGTTTTTCGCACAACTACTTCAATTATGCACTATGTTCGTAATTGAAACCTATATTACACCAACTACGAGCTACAACTTACCAACAAGCTCAACCAACTCTTTGGCTCGCACATCATAAGTATGATTAGCCAAAACGTGTTTATGGCCGGCATCAGCAATCTTATTCCGAACTCTATCATTCCTTAGATAGTACCGAGCTTTGTCAATACAGTCATTTATATCTTCATAATACACCAAATGCTTTTCATGCTCAAACAAATCCTCCACGCCAGGAGTTCGATTGGTCAGCAGGAAAGTTCCACACCCGAGAGTTTCGAATGTCCTGCAATTAATATCAGTTTTAATATTTCTATTCCAGTGAATCCGGTAGCTCTTTATAGCCCGAGACATATCATCACCAATGACTCCAATATCTTTTTTAAGACCAAGAGCCATTCCAAGCTTCCGGATATCCCTTCTGCGATTAGCATAATTACCACAAAAACCAATATTAAACCGCTCTTTGCGGTCGCTGTTATCAATTAAATCAGATGAATACATATTAGGCATCCATACAGACTTTGTAATTTCACTGAAAACAGGGACATCAGACACGTTTGCAGCACACACCAAATCAATCTTACACTCTTTTGCCATTTCAACGTGCCGATTCAAACACATGTGAGAATCCATAGAGACAAATACTTTTGGACACTTAAGAACAGACATGTCCTTGTACCAGTCACCATCTGGATAATCTGCAAGCAAAATCGCTAAATCAATCTTAAGGTCGGAATGGTCAATTTTAAGCCCTTTTTGCCATGGATAACCAGATCCATAACATTTTACATCGTGATCAAGCTTTTTAAGAGCTAATTGCCAACCTTCACCATATTTAGCATTCTTCGGATTCTGACCTTTAGACTGTAAGCATAGTATATTCATTTATTAACCCTCATTAAAAGCCCAAACAACTTCATTGCAGCACACCTTATCCTAAACACCCTGTCTAATATCGACATCTTGTAATCACAGTGGATTAAAAGCTCTTCAATCAAATCTTGATACTCTTTAAAAGCAGTATAAAATTCTTTTAAGGTATTATCGGTTTGTTCTTTGCTGTCCATTGCATCCCCACAAATTGTTTTCTTGGTAAAAAGACTTTGTATTTCAGCTCTTTACCAGTAACCATCCTATAATCATCATGACACAAGTGGTTACCAACTATCACCGGCCACACATATCGATACAAAAAAGTCTGGTCATTACCCCATAACCCTTTGTCTTTAGTAGACTTAAGTTCTGAAGCAATAAATTTTTCCATTTTTTCTTTAAAATCAGGCATGAACCCTTTAACAGCGCCCCACATACCACCCATTATATGTACTCTGTGATATCTTTTATGGTCTCTTTGACAATGAAACGGATACGGTGTGTTTTCCCACTCACGAACAGCAGCGCCATCCCGACTGTTGAGGCGAGAGTCCGTGTCACGAACAATAAATCTGTCAACAGTGTCGTCAAACGCTGGTTTAAAGCGCCAGAATAGTCCAATGTAACTATCGCAAGCATCCATAGGAATGATGTCCACGCCAAGGTCACAAACAGTTTTAAACCAACTATCATTAGCACATATGCGCTTATCAGTGTAAAATCTGCATGTATAATCCTTGTAATAACCTTTTGCTTGCATTTTTGGCAAGAGTCTTGCGTTCTCAATAGCTCCTTGAATGTACATCGGGTCAGAGCCCCAGACAGAAAAAGATATTACTTTATTCACTATAACTCCGCAGTCCGGTCGAAGGCAACTTTATCCTCAACCCTCTTAAAAGTTAATATAGAGACTTTGTCAAATGGGTCAGAGATATCGAGACGGAGAAAAAGGTCCATTACGGCTCCCATGTCATCTAGGCCAGTATCAGTCATCAGGAATCCTGCCGGTATAGTCCGCATTTCCTGCACATCAACACTAATCAGGATGGCTTTACACTTAAACACGTCTTTGATATAGACATCAAATTCTTGTCCAACCTTTGATTTAAGTATTTCTTTATCCTCACCACGGATGGTATTGAAGATGGACTGGTCAAGCTTACCGTTCCAATTCTTCCAGAATCTCATTATATTATCCATAATACCCCCTTATTATTGATTATTTCTTAACTACTTCGCCTTTATAACACCAGTACCGACCAGAGCGGCCCTTAATAATGCCGTTTAGTTTGTCAGTTGTGCCGCCTGGACCGATACCGGCTCTATGGAGACGATTAACTATTACATCTGCACCCTCTACATGAGGACGATGACGACTGTTTGTTCTTCGGGTAGCTTCTTTGCGATGAGTGCCAAGTCTTTTTGAGGTCTCATCCTCGCCAATATGAGACCGTGACCACTGCTCATGCTGAATCTGAACGTCTGGTAAATAATATGCCCGACCAACGTGGTCGGCTATGCGTTGCCATACGATGTCAATTCCGTTCGCATCGAAGGCCGGACACATAAAGGGAGCAAACGCTGAAAAACCGTAAACATGTCGCCAACGAGAATGTTCTTTCGGAACCCAGCCACCACACAAGTCAACCCACTGCCTGGTCATAAATGCATTTACACATAATGCATCGTCAAACCGCTCATCCCCTGCTGTGTAGTAAACTCCCATACCCCCAGTTTTATTTACAGTCTCAAGAATACGAGCATCCCAATCCATACTGCGACAAAGCATATCATCTCCAACCATAGAAACCAACATTGCTTCGTCTTTGTTTTTCGCCTCCAAATAACATCGATTATAAAACCGAGCAAGGCTAGGATTAGGATTGACATCATGAATAATTTCAAAATTAACGCCATACTCTCCCATCATCCGCTTACAAAGGGCTTCTGACTCATAATCATCAAACCTTTTGTTTTGGTGTCGCTGAATAACAAAAATATAATAAATGTTTTTTCTATCGCTAGCATTCTTAACAAAAGACTCTAGATGCTCCGGAAGCTTTTTATCCGAACGACGATAGGTAGGCAAATATAGTGCTATTTTATTCCAATTCATAATTATTAAACCCTATACTCTTTCGCCATACCACCCTTAACAATCGTGGGGCGCAACCCATCCAGGCCGTGCAAAGGCCCTTGCTGCGGATGGAACCCTATGTGTCTGGTAGTATGGCGATAAAGCACAGAAAAAAGAGGAGTCGAGAGTTGGTTATTATAAATTATCATATTACAAATTCTCATCCCATTTATCGTCTCATTCCTACCTGCTGCTGAAACTGTTTTTTCCGGACAGACTCTTCCCGATACTCACCTTCACTCATCAGGAAGCTTTTGTCGCATTTTTCACAGTAATACTCAGAGGACTTAGGATTCTTTTCGCTGATTAAAACGCGAGTGTTTCCACTGCAAATTTCACATTTCATAATTATTATCCCTTGCTATATAGTTTATAATACCCTCACTTAGACAATGCCATGCATACGGATTAAGAATACGGGAATGCTTGTGGAAGCAAGTTGAGAGGAAGCCTTGTCATACGCCCAAAAACGTTCGTGAGAGTTCATTCATCAAATCCTTTTATTTTATCTTTATAATGCACAATTAAACACTTATACTCGTCGGCAGAAAACCTAGTCGTCTCAGCAGCTTTACTTTCAAGAAGTTCAACAATCCCTTCTCCATACTTCTGAACAAGGAATCTCGCATAGATGTGCTTTTTTCCTTCTTCAAAACGATTGCAGTACCGGCACTGCGAGTGACAATTACGCTCATCGTAACGGGTCCCGAGATGCCTCCGGCCCAAAAAGTGCCCGTTGTCGACCATTTTCCAGTGGTAACATCTTCCGCACGTACAACACCGGACAATACCATTCGAGTCAGAATCCCTTCGTCTGATGTATACGGAAAATACATCGTCTAATTTCCTCTTGAGACTTTTTCCCAGACTAGAAGGTCGTCTTTTCTTTTGAACCCGTGGTTTCTTAAAAAACATTTTCCCTGCTCCGTTGAATCTTCCCAACTAGTCACGATATACTTCAAGCCACCAGGTACACCAGCACCATTCTTAGCCGCATCCAAAAGTGCCCTCATATAACCTTTGTTTCGATGAGCTTCCCTTGTAAACATTCGAGGAATTTTTGCCCAACAAACAGTATGCTCACCATCTTTAACAATTTTGCCGCCCATAACAACAGGGGAGACCTGCAGCTCCAACAAAGAAATCGAATTGCGGTCCTTAAGATTGGTAACCATTTCAAGGTTTACCGTTTGATGCGGAGGGCATGAAACTCTAATTTGAGGCTCAACCCTTAACTCTGGCCCTGCGTTTTTTACCATCTTTTATTTCCTTAACGACATCGGCAATTATGTCTGCCATGTGATGAATGTTTTTTTTCTTACCGTACTCATAAAGACTGTTTCGGTCTTTCTGATAACAGCGAATTGTTATCGTATTCATAATGTAAGCCTTAATTCACACCTGCCAATCAGTGTAGACAGTTATAATTTACATTAAAGTGTAGACAGTGTCAACACAAAAAAAATTTTTTTATGAAAGAAGATAATCATATTCCCTTTTATCGTTACCAGTAAGGGCTCCAGACTCTTTTTTTCTTAGCCGGTTCCGCAAATTATACTTTCTTTGAGAATATGGTTGCATAGGAAGCTTGTCTGTAAGCTCGCCAAGAGACTTTAATTCGTTTACCACAATAAGAAGGTTATTGCATAAAGGATATCCTTTGGCGGGCATTTTGTTTTCTATCCTCCAGGAGTTCCACTGCAAATCGGTCTCTGGACACTTTGTGGCATGCACAACAGTTCTATGCTCTCTAAACATTTGATTTGCAACCGCAATAGATGCTGCTGGCTCAAATCGAGAGTTTTGTTTTAAAGTTATTCCATACCGACGAAATGCTTTTTTCAAATTGTTACCATCTTTAAAGCACTCATCATTTGCAAACACCTTTTCAACGCAGACTTCATTTGGTTTTTTCTTAAGAGGGACACTAGCTTTATCCAGAGCGTCATAAACGACATCTTCAATTACCGGTGATGTGTGAACAAATTCAGAAATCACTCTCAGCACACGAGTCTTTCTGCCCCAGAAAAACCAATTGCCGTAAATGCCAGTATCTTTGTCCCGAGTCATAACACCATAAACAGCACCATCTTCCGGACTCATGTGCCTAAAATCAAGATTAAACTTTCTCTTACAGGTAGGATTAGTCGAGATGTAATACGGCCATACCCTTTGAACAATTGCTTTGCTTGTAAGGCAGAGAGCCAGAGAATCAGACCGGTCAGGAGATGACTCATGGTCTTTTTTATACTGCTCTTTTGGCTCAATCCACACCCGACTTTTGCTATCAATTTTATAGCTTCTGGTTGATAACTCTTCAAATAAGAAATCACACTTTGGCAGCCGGAGGTACGGAAGTTTTTCTTTTATCTCTCCCCACATAATAGATATTTTATCGTGATACTCATTATTTCCACCTTCAGAGAAATTAATCGGAACAACAACAATATTATCTTCTGTATTTTTGTTTAAAACGTCTATAGCCCCTGCGCCATACCCACCTGTCGCATCAACTTTGATATAGCAGGTCCTTTGAATTCCGTATTCTTTTCTGATTTTTCGAATCGCTTGAAGAGCAAGGTTTACTATATCAAATGTATCAGTATTACTTGAAAACGTCTGGTCAAAAATGTGATTCCCGACAGCAGGAGTTACAACAGTCAAATCATCTCCAAATCGAGCACAGTCAAGACCGATGCAAAACTCTCCGTCAATTAAAACATTCTCCCTGTCCATTGCCTTTTGAACTTCACCGATTGCCAAAAATGCATCTGGATTATCACCTGGGTCCATCCCAAGAACACGAACGCGGTAAACAGGAGAACTTTTACCGTACTTTCTGGCTACGCGAGCAGCATACTCAGGCTTAGCCAGAGGAGACTCCTCAGAATTGAATCTTAAATTTTTCCAAAACTCTTTGTCTCGGTTAAACGAATCGTGAGCATACCCAACCATTAACGTGTGCTGACCGGCAATAACAATCCTATTGTCTGGCTCGGTAAGTGAACCTTCAATAGTTTCCCAGACCTGCTCATTAGTAATACCAAAAGCTTCATCGCAAATCCAAAGTAAATGTGCTGCGTGAAACCCTTGAACATTATCGGGCTCTTTTGGTGAACGAGCGCGAATATAAGAATTGTCTTTGTACCCAGAGATATAAATCTCGTCAGATTTTGTTTGAAACAGTGCTTTAAGCCGACTCATTGGAATCCAGCGTTTAAATTCCGGCCATATAATATCGTAAAGCTGATGAAAAGTTGGGGCAATAATGGGAATTTTGGTGAGCATCCCGAGAGTATTATGCCTGGTGCAAAGAAACCAGCATGCAACCCACGACATCGAGGAAGACTTACCAGTATTACGAGTAACAGTAAAATCCTTTAAAACAAACCTTCCATTTCCTGAAATTGTAAATCCATAATAATTATCAGTTTCAACAGGTTTAATTTTTATAGCCATATTAAGGTTAGTTCTTTGGGGTTTTTTTGGTTTTAAAGCCTTTTTCCTTAATATCCTTACGGGAATTTTCCATATATTTCTAGTGATATTAATTCGGTAATAAACACCCCAAACACCATTGTTACAACACATTTTTTTGCATTTTTTTATTGTTGCATTGTGCCCCAAAGACCTGGCAAGAAAAAGTATGTCATAAGCCAATGTTTTATTTTTTTGAACAATATCATAATTTGATTTGCGACTTAAACAGCCATCAGTATCAATTAATCCTGCCAACAAATCGTATCGATGTTTTTTAGAAGAATAAAGATAAAAAGAAGGAATGTGCTTGTTTTTTAAAAGGCCGCACCTTTTTAATGCTTTTTTAAGATTTTTTATATAAAAAGAAGAACAACCTGAAGAATTTTTGTAAGAACTTGTAATCTTTGGTTTTAAATAATCAATAACATCTTTATCAACATTTGTTATAACTCCCCTGTCAGAGCTGCCATCTCCAAGCCATAAGCCAAGCAGGTAAGGTGGTAATTCTTCATCGTAAAAATCTAAACAATAATGAATTTCAGTTTTATATCCAACATTTGTTCTTTTTTTTCGGTCTGACCATTTTAGATAATCTCTAACAGTAACTTCTGTAATATCACCTTTTTTTTGTTTCCCATGGCTCTGAGAAGCAATGACGCACAGTTTATGAGACATATTAACTTTATAATGCTCACCGTTTCTATAATGAATCTCTGCCATTTGCTCTTGCCCACGCCACAATCGTTCAACAACTCGCGGGAAAGAATCGTCACCCATCAACAAATCGCCAACACAAACATCTTCAACTTTTTTTACACCCATAGGCCACATAAGAACTTCTGTGCCTTTAGCAAGACATCCGTGCCCAGACTCTATTGAAACCCTATGGTATTTGGAAACCGCATTCGCAAAATGTTTTTGATGATGAGTCATCGAAAGACCGTGTATAATTTTTGAAGCAGGATAAATAATATTATCCTGTATAAATTCTACCGGTCGGTCCCAGTAGTAATCAATTGCATCAGCCGTCAGTACCGGTTCTATCTTTAGCTGATTCATACAATTTAAACCGTTTCTTGTAAGCTTCGTCGTTTGCTTTGCTTTGAGCTTCCGCCTCTGTGGTCACATCTTGAACCTTAACTGGCTCATAGTTACCACACATTTTATTGTATTCAGACAAATAACGAAGAGCTACACCCTGGTCCTTGATATGGTTTTTCATAAACTCAAGAATCTCTATTGCCTGAGGCATATTGCCTTCATCAACAATTCTTTTCTGTAGCTTTTCAAAGCATTGCCTGCCAGCAGTCATACCTTCGATACAAAGCTTAACTGCCTCTCTTTTGGGCATACCCTCTTGAGCAAACAGCTCTAGAGTGCTCTGAGCAATAATGTCTTTTACTGGATTCTGAGTTTTTTCATCGTACCACTTTTGCTTATTTGCAACAGCTCTTAACCGGAAAAAAGATGGGTACGTTCCGGATTCAAAGTTTTTTTCAAGGTACGAGTGCAAATCTTCAATGGAAGAAAAATTCCCTCCAACATAAAGACCTTTGATAAGCCCCCAAGTCTTCGGGCTCACCCTTGCGGCTTTTTTTCCTTTTGGTGGCATACTAAACTCCCTGTCATTATTGACTTTACACTCTTATAGTATAGCATAATTACAAAAAAAAATCAAATTGTGCATTTTTTACTTGACAACACTGGTAACCAGTGGTATATTTAGGTAACCAAGCAAAGAAAAGAACTAACCTTTAACGAGGATGTTTTATGTCAGCATCACAATTACGAATTCAGTCTCTTGAGACCAGAATCGAATTTCTCACATCTTTAATGGAAGAGGTTGTTGATGTCATTGAAAACCAGGAGCCGGCAAAGTTTTTTATCGTTCATAGCCTCTGCAAGGTCGGAATCAAATTTGCAGACAAGTGCAAAAAATCCGATACCGGTAGAGTCGAACTATGGGAAGAAAGTAAATCGAATTTTGAATCATCGAAAGAAAACCGAGAGCAAGTTTTTGCTCTGTACAATCAATAATAAACCTTTAATTTGGAGGAATTATGTCACTTCCAGATGACAAAAAAGTAGAACAGGCCGCTGTTCCAATTACAGTTCAAACAGAAAACCTACCTGCCATACAGGGAGGGGTTGACGCGGCAATACCGGTAGAAGCCCTTGAAAAATCATTGAATCAGGCTGAGCGATACATGAAAGCTTTGGATCGCATCAGGAAGCTTGCAATCAAAATGACCAACTATGCCGACTGGACAAACCAAGGAGGAAAACCCTACCTTTTAAAGTCTGGCTGCGATAAAATTGCAGGTGGTTTTGGAATCCGCGTTGAAAATGCAAAATACATTGAACCAGAAACAGTTACAGATGAACTTGGAGAATACCGTATTTATACTGTTACAGGGGACTTTGTCTGGCAAAACAACTACAAGTCAAATGTCGGAAAATGCTCTACCCGAGACAGTTTTTTCTGCATGAAAGATGGCTCTCCAAAACCACTCTCTGAAATCGATGTTGTTTCAGTCCAGAAAAAAGCATTTACCAACATGCTTCAGCGCGGAATAAAAGACCTGCTCGGGCTGGCATACACTTGGCAAGAGATTAAAGAATACTCTGAAGGCAAAATCGATAAAGACACCTGCGCTCATGTTAATTACCAATCCAAAGGCAACGACAAATCACCACCACCGGCAGACACAGAGCAAGACAAGATACTTAGAAGTGAAATTGGTTCGATGCTTATGGAAATGAACAACGGGGACAAAAACGCTCTTGCCAACCAACTGGAAAAATACTCTGAGTTTCCAAAGCCCGACAAGTCCGGCATGGTTAAAGGCAAAAGAAATCGGGCGCACCTTAAAGGCAAAAGGCTTCAAGTAACCCACAACAAAATAAAAGAAGATTATACTAACTTTAAAAAATCAGAAGGAGCAATGTAATGATTGAACTTCCTAACATTCCAGAACAAATAAAAAATCTTTTTGTTCCGAAGCGCTTTCCATGTCATACGAATAGAGCGTCTTCCCTCGGATACTTTGTTCCTGAGCTTAAAGGTTGTATTCGTCGTGGAGTATATGAGCGGACCCAATGGGAAAAGAAAGAACTATGGGATGCTGACTCTCTTATGAGATTTGAAGAAGGTAATCGGCAAGAAGCACACATTATGGCTGACCTTATCAAAGCTGGCCTCAATCCTATCGAACAGCAGACAGCCTTGGAATGGAAAGAAAAAGAGATTACCGGTCATCTTGATGCTGTCCTTGTTGTAGATGGCAAGCCAGTTGTACTAGAAATAAAATCCGCTTCTCCATACATTTTTGACCAAATCCACTCTTTTGAGGATTTAAACAAAAAACCATGGCTTCGCTCATACAAAATCCAAATCAACCTATACATGCTTCTCAAAGAGATGGAGCAGGGAATTCTTCTTTTTAAAGACAAGTCTAGTGGCGACTTTAAACAGATTAATGTTACTCTTGACTATGAGCTAACAGAATATGCCATTAGAGCAGCGGAAGCAATCAATAAACATGTAAAAGAAAATACTCTTGCCGAAAGAATCACTGACAGAGAAGTTTGCAAAAAATGTCCGTTCAAACACCTTTGTCTTCCAGATATCGATTTTGGTGCGGAGCTTAAAATTGAAGACGACCCCGAACTGGAAGCTCGGATTGATGAAGCTTTATCCCTCAAAGAACCTGCAGCAAACTACAAAAAGGTATGGGACATCTGCAAAAGCAGATTTAAAGCTTCTGCAAATGGAGACAACCTAAATGTAATTATCGGGAAATACCGCGTCACTGGCAAAAAAAGCGCAAGAGGAGCCTACACTTTTAAGCCGGAAGTAATATGATTGCCCTACACCCAGGAACCATTCAAAATGGTCAGTTTGTTCCAGAAATGGCCGGTCGTTTTAAAGATGACATGCTTAAGCATGAGGGCAAGAGAGTAATATGCAGTATCAAACAGTTCCGAAAAAGTCGCTCTCTTAACCAAAACGCATACGCTCATGGAGTTGTGTTTCCAATGATTAGAGAAGAGTGCGGATACACGACCAACGAGCAAGCCAAGGAAGCTATGAAGTTTGAATTTCTTAGAGAAGAGAATCCACCACTCCCCCCGACAGTCAAAAGCTCTGCAGAGCTATCTACCGCAGAGTGGGAAGAATGGATGACTCAAATAAGAAATTGGGCAGCAGACTTTCTTGGCATAAACATACCACCTCCAAACGAAGAAGGAATTACTTATGAGAGATAGAGTTAATTGTTCACTAACAGAAGAAGAAGGAATGGCGCTGGACCTTCTTGCAGAAAGAAACCACCTCAAAAGGACGACTTATGCGACGAAAATCCTCAGGGCAGGGCTCAAGGCTGATATGGACTCCATTCGCTACAGCAGCGGCAGCCGGACTGATAATCGTGATAACGTGGAATCTAATTGATTTTTTAACCCATTTGATTTGGTAAAGACTTTGTTCAAAAATACTATTGACATAATTTTTACCGTGATTTATACTTTAACTAACGGACATAGACAACCCGTTGCAGTTCACACCAATAGGTAGGAGATTCAAAAGTGAAAAATATTAGACCAGTAGCAAAGCATTACTCCTATCGTGCCTTGCGTCTCCATGTCTGGAGGCTGGTCTATTTTTTATAGGTTTTATTATGGCTAAAGACCCTGCATTTTTATTTTATGATGGCGATGCTGCCAGAGACGTTTCTCATATGAATCGCATTGAAAGAGGATGCTATTTTGATTTGATACAGGCACAAAGAAAATTCGGTGGGTATACCGTGGAACAAGCGCGGAAAATCCTTGGAAAAGACTTCAAAAAGTGCTGGCCTGCAATCGAAATGATTCTAACTATGAAAGATGACGGCAAATACCACATAGAATGGCTGTCCGAATCTACTCAAAAGCGCAAAGAACATGCGGAAAAACAGCGCAAAAGAATACAGGATTACTGGGACAAAAAGAAGTCAACTGGTAATACCGTGGAATAACCATGGATTTATACCGTGGTATTACCATGGATATTCCTTAGAAAATGAAAATGCAGTTGAAAATGAAGATCCTAGCCAAGATAGTTAATAAGATCTATCTTCATGCAGAGAGGAAATGTCGTGATTACTCCAAGAGATTATCAGTCGGATGTGGTCGAAAAAATTCGGGAACAGCTCAGAAAAGGATTCAGAAAGATTTTAGTTACACTTCCCACTGGCTCAGGTAAATCCATCATCATGGGAATTATCTCCAAGTTATGCATAGACAACCGCAAAAGAGTTTTAGCTCTGATGCATCGTCGGCAATTAGTCATGCAGCTTCAGGATAGATTTGAAAGTTGTGAGGTTGAAAGTAGTCTTCTAATGGCAGGAGAAGGGTCTAACCTTAACAGCATGTGTCAAATAGGAACCATTCAAACATACTCAAGAAGAATCCAGATTGAAGAGAACACTGTCTTCGGGGAAACGGAAAGCCCCTGGTTTATAAATGCGGATGTTGTTTTCATTGATGAATGCTTAGACCCAGAAACTGAGATACTTACAGAATCGGGATGGACGTTAATTAAAAACCTTAAACACGAAAAGGTTGCACAGTTTGACGCGGACTCTCATAAGGTTGACTTTGTTGTCCCAGAAAAAATCGTAAAAAAAGAATACACTGGGAAAATGTACAAATTTAAAAACACTCATGTTGATATTGTTGGAACAGGAAACCACCTGCAGTTAGTAAAAAAATTAAAGTCTACTCGTAAAGAACCATTTGAAGGCTGGAGACCTAATGGCTCTCAAAAAATATTTTGTGCTGGATTTGGGTCCGGAAAAAAACAACTTACTTTTCTTGATAGGTTTAAAATTGCATTAGCTGCAGACGGTTGCATTATCAAAAAGAAACCACGAGGAAGACAAATAATTCAGTTTCAGTTTTCAAAAGAAAGAAAAATTGATAGACTGTTAAAAATAATATCTCATTGCAAATTTGAATTTAAAGAAGTAAAATCTACACCTGAAAATGGAAACACAAACAAAAAAAGAAGGTTCCAGGTTTACGTTCCAGACGGATTGTGGAGTAAAAATTTGAGAGATATAATTCATCTGGAAGACATTTCAAAAGACTATGCTGTGGACTTTATTAAAGAGCTTGTTTTGTGGGATGGATATACAAAAGGTGTGACGTACTGGAGCGGAACAAACGGGAAAGACGCAGACTTTATTCAGGCATTATGCGCTCTCGGAGGGATATGGTCTTCTCATAACATCCAAAAAGATAGCAGAAAAGAAACATACAAGGATGTCCATAGGATGTGCTTTAAATTTACAAACACAAAATCATGCCAAACAATCAAAAAATCTAAATATAACTACCATGGAAATGTTTACTGTGTTCGAGTGCCAAGTGGAAATATTATAATCCGACGAAATAACAGAGTTTCTATTACGGGTAATTGCCACCGCTCACTATCAAAAACATTTCAAGACACTCTCGAAAAATATCAAGACAAAATTGTCATCGGATTTACTGCGACACCGTCACTGTCTTCCGGAGTTGCTATGGGTAATTACTATGAGAGCCTCGTACAGCCTGTTTCCGTAAAGCAATTGATTGAGGCAGGAGCTTTGGTTCCAGGCGTTTACTACGGACTTTCTACACCGGATTTAGACAAAATAAGGATGGTTGCCGGTGACTACGACAAAAAGGAGTTAGGAGAAGCGGTAGAAGACCACAAAATTATCGGTGATATTGTCACAAATTGGCTTAAAATAGCCAACAACAAAAAGACAATCGTTTTCGCGGTAAACGTAAAACACTCCGTCGCCATCTGCAGAGAGTTTCAAAAATACGACATCACCGCAGAGCATTTGGATAGTTATAGCTCAGACGAAGAGCGAGAGGAAGTACTTAATCGATTCCGGTCCGGAGAAGTCAGAGTGCTTTGCAATGTCGACCTGTACACCGAAGGGACAGATATCCCAGATATCGAGTGTGTTTGCCTGGCTCGCCCGACAAAATCAATCGGTAGATACATCCAGATGGTTGGAAGGGGAGCGAGACCGTTTCACAACAAAGATAATTTTATTGTTCTTGACCACGGTGCTAACGTTAATGAACATGGATTCTATGAGGACGATACGTACTGGTCTTTGGAAGGGAAAAAGATTGCACATTACAAAGCAATCCGTAACGTCAAAGAGAAGCATAAGATGACGTGTAAAGAGTGTGATTGTATATTTACTGGTAAGCAGTGTCCAGAATGCATGACAGAAATTCCCAACTACGGAAAAAAGATTGAAGCTTTGGAAGCTGAATTAAAAAGCTTGAATAAAGATGACAAAAAATTTACACTAAAAGACAAACAACAATGGTACGGAATGTTTATGTATATTCAAAGGCAAAAAGGATACAACCCAGGATGGGTAGCTCACAAGTACCGAGAAAAAATAGGATGCTGGCCAAGAAATATGGGAGGAGTTGATGCTATAAAACCTAGCACCGAGTTTAATAACTACATGAAACACCTCAGAATCAAATGGATTAAGCAGAAACAAAAACGAGAAAAGATGGAGGCTGCAGTTGGATAATAGCTTTGCAATTGGAAGATGGGCAGAAATTCTAAGCCTTCTGGGTATTGAAGTGCCACAAAACGCTCAAACTCATGGACCGTGCCCGATATGCGGAAAAGGAAGGAATGGACACAGGTTTAGATTTGATGACCAGGAGGGCAGAGGGACATGGATTTGCAACACCTGCGGAGCCGGTGACGGATGGGATTTGCTGCAAAAAGTTTTCAACATAAACTTTGGAGAAGCAAAAAAGACTGTTGCGCTAAAGCTTGGCGTAGACCTTTTTCATAGCGATGAACACAAAAAAGCAGTTGAAGAAAAAGAAAAGGTCAAAAAATTAATCCGTTCGATATGGAAAAGCGGAATACCGGTGGGAAGATATTATGACCAGGCAGCAAAATATTTCCATAAAAGAGCCCTGGACATCAAAGGGATTCAAGATGTCAGATTTTCATCAAAATGCTATTGCTCAGAAACAAAAGAATACCAGCCGGCAATTCTGTCTCTGGTTAAAAACTTTGGCGGCAAGGTTGTTGGTATTCACCGAACATATATAACTGGAGACCGGAAAGCAGACCTTGAGAGCCCAAAGAAGATGACTCCAACAACCCAAAAGGCTAAAAATTGCGCTATACGACTTGCTGAGGCCCCAAAAGACGTGCTAGGGGTAGCAGAGGGAGTCGAAACTGCTTTGGCCGCTTCTAGCCTGTTTAAAGTACCTGTGTGGGCAACAATATCGAACAAGATTATGGAGACTTTTACTCCTCCTCATGGAATAAAAACGGTTTGGATATTTGGAGATAATGATAAAAGTTTTCAGGGGCAAGCCAGCGCATATAAATTAGCGACAAGGCTTTATGGAAAATTTGAGGTTATAGTTGCTTTTCCTCCGGTTACCGGAGACTGGAATGACATAGTATTAAAACAAAGGGAGCAGAATGCCCAAAAAAGAAGTTGAGCCAGTAAAAAAATGTCCTGGATGCAAAGAGTTTCAATGTAAATATAAGCAAACTTGTATTGAAAAAGTTGAGAAGGTAATGGCAGACTATCCGGAATCTCATCCTGAAAAGATAAAGTTCAGAAAAACAGCTCAAAGAGACTCAATTGCGAACATAGGGCATAATTGAAGTAGTTGTACGAAATCCGGGTGGCTTTCTGAGTTATAGGCCGCCCACACGAAAGGAGATATTTGTGGAAATCACGCCGAGAGAAATGAGTATTATGCGTCATAGTTTAGGGTTGGATTATCAAGATTCGCCGTATCGCAATAATTTTGTTGCCGGTCCTGGTCATAGCGATATGCCGCATTTGGAATCGCTTGTTTCAAAAGGGCTTATGGAAAAACGGCGCAATCCGTTTGACGAAGTAAACGAAAGCTATGTGTTTCATGTTACGGAAGAAGGGCGGCAGAAAACTATGGAGGGCCACCCGAACTTCGCACAACAGGCGCAACCGTAAACTGACGCATCCGGTGTGCGCCGGAACGTTGTGTGCAATAAAATTTTTTGAAAGGAGATTATAGGTGGCGTTTACAAAACTTGACGAATTAATAATAAATATACAGTGCGCAAAAAATATTGTTAAAAAAGCAGGTGCAGCAGGGTTCGTTCCTGAAAAGCATATAGTTGATTACCTTAACTATGCATTGAATTGCGCAAATGAAATTAAGGAAGAAAAAATTTTACAACACACAACAGGCAAAGGGGAAAATTATGCAAGAAGTAGCGATTGCAATTAAACTTTTAACACTCGCAGTTTTTTATCATTCTCTTTGTACTCTTATTGCGGGCTGCTAACTTCACCCGTTTGCCATACCGTTGGTGTAAATGTTTTTAACTTTTAACTTGTAGGTGATATAAAATGAGTTGGGCAGGTTCAATATATTGTGGATTAGTGGCATACGTTTGTTTTTGGGTAGGTGTCCATTCGGAACGCCACAGAAAAACGAAGGTAGTCAAAAACACATCCACCAACAAGCCAAAACCGAAATGTCCTGAATGTGGAGGCGATGCATACCATGTACTGCATTGCTTTAATCAAAACTGTAAAAGGTTTGAATGGGATTAAACACTTCAGTTATTGGCAAGACGTTAGTGTAAATAAATTTTTCATTGGAGGCTATAATGAATTTAGAAAATGCATGGGAGATTGTACGAAATTGTGTTGATACATCATACGACCCGTCTATATTCACAGCCCTAAAACTGGTGGAAGAAAAACTTACATCCACCAACACAGGCAACCCAAAATTGCTCCAGTACTTGGAATTGGCGAAAGATGCCCATTTAGATGGGTGTCGTATTACAGCGGAAGGATGGATGAATAAGGCACTAGAGCAACTATTGGACATTTCAAACGATGCAATTGATGAGTTTGCTAAACTGGTGGAAGAAAAATTTACATCCACCAACAGCAAAAGTATGCCATTATCTTGTGATGAGTGTTCGGCTGAAATGAGAGAACATCATAGCTATTGTTGGAATTGTGGTACTTGCTACAAAAAATAACAGCATGCACTTTGCAATACGTTGTAAGAAATAAAGAGATATGAATTACATCCAACAAAATTTATTCGGGATAGCAATTGCTGATATAGGTAGATGCTGGACATGTATAAGAGAATGTAAATCAAAAAAACAGGCAGAAGGATGCCCTAATTGGGACGATGGAAGGGAATATGATGAACCGGAAGAGGCTTGATGAAATTGCAGATAGGGCAATAAAAAGAAACAGCGAGAACAGGTTTAAATTATGTCCTCGCTGTAAAGGTTCAGGAATGAAACCAAAAAAGCCGAATCAAGTCTGCCCGAAATGCTTTGGGGAAAAATGGGTTAAGCGAGAGCAAGACCCATTGAAATAGCCATAGCTCCTGCACCGACAACCTCTCCACCACCACCAGCACTATCAGAAAAAACAATGTTTAACTGGTATGGAACGATATCATCTGCAGCAACCATTATAATTCCATAGGCTTCAGATTGATTTGTTTCAGACTCAGAAAGTTGTAGTTGCCAGTTATTTCCTGATATGTGTGTTAAAACGCCAGAAACCGTCCATGCTGCCTGGCTTCCACCATCTTCATAAACAAGCGCAGAAACCTCCTGATTTGTCAATGTCGTTCCGGTATAAACACCACCGTCTTTATCGTTAAGGGTAATGGCTCCGCTTCCATCATCGGTAATTGTCGCGGCTTGACCTCTTGTGATTGATACGCTCATAATTACTCCAGAGTTATTTTGTAAGCTCGTGATGTATCGATTTCATCTGCATATATTCTTAATACCAAAATAGAATCTGTTCCAGGAGTTGCTTCTGCACCAGTAAGAGGCAAAAACCATGCTCCGGTAGCTAAGTACTGACTTGGCGAGCCAGAGATTGCTCTGGGAGTTGTGCTTCCGCCGTCATTATATGAAAATGCAGCAACACCGGCATTTGTTAATGAACCACGATATTTTTTAGTGCACGAATCTGAGTTCATAAGTATTGCAGCTATATATGTCGGCTGCCCATTTGTTCTTCGGTATCGAGACGTGTCGGGAATTACACAAGGAAAAATCCATCCAGAGTTATTTCCACCATTAACACCACCACTTGTAGCATCTATATTGTCACCACCAGTATTATTGTTATCGGTTACAGTCATATTTAAAACAGTCATTCCAAGCGGAGCAACAATTTCTGCAGCATTTCCAGGACTATCAGATTTAAAAGTACCACCATCCCAATCACCAGAAACATAGGTTGTAAAAGTTATAGCCCCTGCGTCATCAAAAGTTATTTCTGGGCTACCTGTTAAAACCATTCTTTCAAACGTTTCACCGTCTGCAATAAAATTAGCATTTGCGGTAAATTCAAGAGTTGAATCTGCGGTTAAAGCGTCTGCGCTTGTCCAGTCAAAATCACCGGATAGGATTACTCTTTTTTCATTAAAATCAAAGTTTCCATCAATACCAGTGAATGATGTTGCTGTTAAGTTATCTGCAAGAGATAGGCCGTTATTTGTTTTGTTTAATGTTATAGCAGGCCATTCTTCACCGTTAGAAGTAAGTGTGTTATTTGATGTGCCATTACTTAAAAGTGTAGCTGTTCCCTTAATAAGGTTAGAATTGACAGCGGCTGTAATATTACCAGTAGCTTTTATTGTTGCAGACTCAAAATAAAAATCTGAATAACGACCAAAAATTAAATTACCACCGTTAACAAAATTAGTCTCTAAAGTTCCAGAACCTAAATATACCTCTAGGGTGCTAAAAGAATTGGAATTGTACATCAGTATACCATCACTGTTTTTGGCAGTTATATCATACCCGTTAAGGTCAAACACCATTGGTCCACCATTACTGTATTTAATTACTTGTAATATCGGAACTTCAATATCACCTATTAACTCAATACGCAATGGGTCTGTAAGCACAAATGATTGTATATGTAATTGACCCGAGCCACTTAACGATGTAATAGCCGGTATCTCTAAAGTGTCGGTATTATCAGATGGTTGTATCACATAATAATCGCCGCTATTATCACCTAAATAAAACCGTGTATTAGCAGCAAAAACAATTGAATCTGTCTCGTAGTCATCAAGTGTTTGCGTAAGGTCTGTTACTAGATTAAGTGCCCCAGCTCTAAGTTTTAAGCTTTCTGTTTTAATAACTGTTAAGCCAGTAACCTTAACACTATCATTAGTGTCGTCTCCAAAGATATAAGCTTTAGCTATATCACTAGAAGAGTTTTGGACATCTCCTGTAGAATTGTGTATTAAAGTTAACCCGTCTAAAATGTAATTGCCTTGATTTGTTGCAGACCAAATGTCGCTTCCACTTCCAGACTCATTTACAACACATGTATCATCAAGAGTGAGCGTTCCAGTTCCATCTCCGCGCCAAGTCTGGTCCCCCGATGTTGTTATTTTGTTTCCGTTTTGGTCTATATCAAACCCAAAACTCAATTGGCCAAATATTTCCGAACAAGAAAAATTAGCGTCAACAATCCAACTTGTTTCTGAACTTCCGTTAAATCTTGTAGTATCATTAGTTGTTGGCACACGCCCTTGAGAGTAACAGCTATCACAACTAGAGGATGAATCAACACCGGTTATACCAATCCAGACATTATCTCTCACATACTCATAAGCACCGATACTATAGCCGTTATAACCAGGTCTATCATGCCCAAAAAAGTCCCTGTCAGTCGTACCAGTTGAACCAT